CTATCAGCAGCGACAGATTAATTAAAGATAACCAAGAAGTTGTACTTGGCAGCGATGGTTCTTTGACATTCCCCAGCGGTAGCATAATAAGCGAAACAAATAATACAATATCTTTAATGCCACCAACAGCACAATCTGGACAAAGTTTAGTGATTCGTCCAACTATGGCTACTTGGGGTCTTGATTCTAGCGGTTATATAGTATATGGTAGTCCTATTACCATTTCTGTAACTTTACAAAATTGGGCTTATTTTGGAACAGTTAACTATACTATTACTGGTAGTGGAGTAACACCACAATCACTAGGTCGAGCATTAACTGGAAAACTAACTTTTGTAAGCACATCTGCTCCAGATACCGAAACAATTACTTGGACTATACCATCTAATAGTAGTATTACTGAGTTTACTCTAACATTAACAAGTGTTGATGGCACAAGATCAACCGACGAAGAGACAGAAAATGATCCAGCACTATATTATGATTTTGAAGAAAATGCTATGCCTATTGGTCAATTTGTTACTGTAACCAACAATGGAATATCTAATTCAGAACATAGTCACGTTCATCTTGTAGCAGGAGATCCATCAACGGTTGATATATACTTAGGTGATGATGATCAATATGTTAAGATAGAAAAGAACGGTGGAGATGTTATTGTTGGCACTGACTCAAATAACAATCACTGGATTTTTGATACAAGTGGCAATTTAAGAACACCCACAAATAGTATAATATCTAAGGGCTATCCAGGGCAGACTCAGGACGGATCAAGTTGGTTTGTGTCTCCGTCTGGATCACTTGGTGGTCTAACCAGCGCGGACGGTGAACAATATATACAGATTAGTGATGATAATGAAATCTATATTGGTCTAGGCTGGCCTACCAATCCTGTTGAATGGATATTTAATAGAAGTGGCATATTAACATTACCAACTAGTGGTAGTATTACATTTTCAGACGGTTCTCATTTAGAATCAAAATATCCTACAGTAGTTCAACTTGGGAGTGTCAGCGGAACTATTAATACAAATGCTAGTCTTGGAGATATTTTTGATCTTACGTTAGCTGCTAGTGGTACTCTATCTAATCCAACAAATCCTACAGACGGTCAAAGTATCCGCTGGAGAATAAGTCATAATGCTAATAATCTAGTTCTTAATTTTGGAAATCAATTCAAGATCCCATCATCTGCTACTAGTCCGCTACCTATTAGTTCAACTAGTGGTAGTATGGATATTCTTGGTGCTACTTATGATAGTAGCAGAAACAAGTGGGACATTATAGCTTTTGTACCGGGCTATTAACAGAAAGGTAAAATGTTATGGCAACTCTGTATTTCAACGGCGCGGTCGATAACAACTGGGCCACGCTCGGCAACTGGTGGACGAGCGGTGATTTCACCACTCAGGCGTCTGCCCTGCCGACCAGCAGCGATAGTGTTGTGCTGAGTGCAACGTGCGATGCGAACAGCGGCAGTGCGCCAACCGTTGTGAATCTGACGTGTAATGGTGTTGCAGGCTTCCTATATCTCGAAATTGCAATCACCGTCTCTGGCAGCGCGACGTTCAACGGCAGTTTCTACAGCAACGGCGGCGTCAATGGCAACGTGACGTTCAACGACAACGCAGGCCACAACGGCGGCACTAACACCGGGAACGCGACGTTCAACGACAGTGCGTACAACTACGGCTTCATCGACGGCAACGCCACGTTCAACGGCAGTTCGTACAACGACCTTGGCGGAACTATCAACGGCCACGCTACCTTCAACCACAGTTCATTCAACAACGATGGCAACTTCTACGGCGACGCGACGTTCAACGACAGTGCGTACAACTTCGGCTTCGCCGGCGGCAACGCCACGTTCAACGACAGTTCGAACAACGACACCGGCACCGTATCTGGCGATGCCACGTTCAACGACAGTTCGATCAACGGTGGCACCGTCACCGGCAACGCGACGTTCAACGACAGTTCGGTCAACAACGACATCGTATCTGGCGATGCCACGTTCAACGGCATTTCGTACAACTACAACACCGTCGAAGGCAACGCCACGTTCAACGACAGTTCGGTCAACAACGACACCGTATCTGGCGATGCCACGTTCAACGACAATTCGTCCAACGACGGCGGCGCCATCACAGGCAACGCCACGTTCAACGACAGTTCGATCAACGGCGGCGCCATCACAGGCGATGCCACGTTCAACGACAGTTCGATCAACGGCGGCACCGTGTCCGGTAATGCCACGTTCAACGACAGTTCGATCAACGGCGGCACCGTGTCCGGTAATGCCACGTTCAATGGCAGTTCGTACAACGGCGGCTCCGTAGACGACGATGCCACGTTCAATGGCAGTTCGTACAACGGCGGCTCCGTAGACGACGATGCCACGTTCCGAGACAGTTCGTACAACGACAGCACTGGTGTTGTGAATGGCGTTGAATTATACGAAGATCGCACCCCGTTCCCCATCCCTCGCGGCATCAACGGTTCTTCCATTCTAGGAGTTATATAACTATGAATCTTTCACAGCCAGTTACTATTCAACCACCAACCATTACTCGATCCACCGGAGAGGTACGTGTTCAAAAGCCTATCACTTTATCTGAATTGGACATAACCCTAATTGACAATAACAAAAGGAAGAGATGCGAAGTTCGCATTCGCCCCTGCCCCTATTCTCTACTTTTATGGACAAACAATGATTATGATGCTATTGGCGATTATACTGAAGCTCAAGTCGAAGCCAGAGTGTTAGAACTTCTTGGATCAGATATTAAAGCTGGATTAGAAGCATTATTTGTGCCGCCACAAAGACCAGTAAGATAACATACTTCTGTTAGGTGTATAGTATATTAACAACAGGAGAATATACTTATGAAAATAAGAGCTGGTTATAAAACTAGTGAATTTTGGGTAACATTAGTAAGCTTCATTTTTAGTGGTTTATATTTAACTGGTATATTAAGTGATCACTCTCAAAAAGAAGAACTTATCGGGGTTGGCGGCCATGTTGTAGAAAGCATCATATTAATATTTGGTCAATTATTAATCTTTTATAAATATGTTAAAGGACGAAACGAAGTTAAAAAAATAGTTGAACAAGAAAATTTAGAACTGATAAAAAAAACGGAGACTAAAGATGAGTCCAAAAGAACTAGTACTAAACGAAGTAGAAAAACTTCACCAAGAACTAAAACTAAAACTACAAATAGCAAAAAGAGTAGCTCTAAGTGAAGCATGGAAAGTATTACAGCTAGTTACAGCTAGTACTGTTAGGGTTATAGAAACTATAGCAAGTAATCTAGAGGGCAAAGAGAAAAAGGCCATTGCAATAGAGTATATTAATAATTTTTATGATAAAGTGTTTGTGGTAGTAGACTTGCCCTTTGTTCCAAATCTTATTGAACCTATTATACATAAGTACGTGAAACAAATTCTCATGATTATGGTGGGCGCATCAATAGATGCTACTGTGACCATTTTTAGAGAAACCGGGGTTTTCTTAAAGAAAGGAAATAGTTAACAATGTTAGATTATGCTCAAAGTTTTGAAGAGTTTTCTAGTTCGCTAAAACCAATTGATTTGGCCCTATATGCTGGAATAGGATTAGTATTGTGGGTTTTATTCAAGGATAAATTAAGTCCGGTACAAATATTACTAGGTTCTTTAGTTGACAAAATTAAAAACTTACTCAATAAAAATCCGGTAGTTAATAGTTCTGTTACATACAACACAACACCGTTGTTCAATAAACCAGAGATATCTCCTGCAACATCAAAACCAACAAAAGAAGATTTGTTTTTTAAACTAATAGTAAGTTGGAAAGAAACACGAGATTTAGCAAGGTCTTGTGGGTGTGATAAGGCTGTTGAAGTTGCTGATAGTATGTTTCCATATTTAAGTCCTAATGTATGCGCGGGGGAAAATAAAGATGCTTAATTCTAAAAGTTTATTATTAATTTTAGCAGGAGTCCTTATATTTGTTGGATTAACCAAGCCAGATTTCAAATGGCCGGTTAAGCCCAAGCCAAGTGTTGTTGATACTATTGTGGTTGTTACTCCTCCAGAAAGTAAAGAACTAAGAGAAAAGTGCCAATTGGTAATCGACGTTCTTAAAAATGGTTCTGGTGATAGAAAAGCTGATGGCAAAAGATTATCAGAACTATATTCCGATCTGGCTGTTTTGATCAAATTAGATGGAGAAAACGAAGTTGTTAAGACCACAGAAGAGATTAGACAAGCTAATTCTTTAGCTGGTGTTATGTTACAAATGAATATAAAGGATAAATATGATGGTTTATCAGAAGCTACACAAGCAGTGGTTATAAATGAAATTGGCGATGATATCGTTCCTTTAGACGAAGAATTAAGAAACAAGGCCGTAAAAGGTTTTATGGCTTTATCGTGGGCTTGTTTAGAAGGAAGTAAGTAATATGGCAAGATATTCACCAAGCGATCTATATAACGAATATAGAAAAGGTTTTCAAGGATGTTTATGGGAGGAGCATGTTTTTAATGAACTACTAGAGAGTTCCAAATATGCCTACTTTTCAGATGGTGCTAAAAGAATTAAAAATAGCGGAAAGGGTAAGCTCAGCACACCATACAAAAGTGTGTTAAAGTTTGATAAGAACCCTTATAATGAAAGACAAACTACTGGAGATTGTGTTAGTCATGCAACACGAAATGCTGTAGACGTGTCACGAGCCGTAGAAATAGATGTACATAGAGATAGAGAAGCTTGGATAGCAAGAGGAGCAACAGAAGCTATTTATGGCGCCCGCGGTCATGGCGGCCAGGGAATGAGTTGCTCTAGAGCAGCCACTTTTGTAAGCCAGTCTGGTGGAGTTCTTGTTAGAAAAGACTATAAGGGAGTTGCTGATTTTAGCAAATATAATGGTAATCTTGGTGCCGGGTGGGGAGCCAGAGGATTACCAGATAAAGTAATTG